ATAGGCTGTCATCCCCGCGATCTGCCTGCCGGCGCGCGCCGAGAAGCTGCCGCGCTTCAATCGGGGTTTCAACATTACCCTCGGCATCCCCGAACCGGATCACACGGGCCGCATCGGCCATCGCCATCTTTTCGTCGTGATTTAGGCGCAGACTGCCCCAGCTTTCGGCTTGCGTCACCGCGTCCCGGCTATCGGAAATGACCGTAAAAGCCCCTTCAATTACGTTATCTATCACATTGCCCTTATGGGCTATTTTCACGTCGGCGGTTGTGCTTTCGCAGCGGATCAGGCCATTGAGGCAGGCGATGCGGAACAAGCCGGCCATCAAATGGTATGACGATGTGCCGTCATGGCTATTCACAAGCACGATTTCCGGAACGATCTGGCCGAGGCTTTCCGTGCCGATAAAGTCGGAATGGCGGAAGCGAATCATATGTTTCGTGTATTCCGCCTTCCCAACAACCCGAGAACGGCCTTGCGATGCGCGCACCGGGACAAAGCCCTCTTTCCGCATCCCGGCCAAAACTTCGGCAGTCGGAATGTAGGCATAACGCGCGGACCGGCTCTCGTGCGCCTCCGTAGCAAAAATAGACGGCGCCAGCTGGTGCAAGCGGTCATCATCCAACGCCGCATGAGCGCCAAAAGCGGAGGAAGAACGGAAAGCGGAGGAAATGTAGGACATGATCGGAACCCGTGGCTCGGCCGAGGCTTGATTGCCTGCGGTGCAATTCTTGTATCCCATGGTATCCAAGGCGGATACAGACATAATTGCATACCGGATAACACATAAACGCATACGTGTAATTGAGGCAATGCCGTATATATCCGATATGAGCACATCGCACCCTTTTGTATTCCGCCCGCCCGCCGATCTAATCGAGCGAATCCGCGCGCTTGCGTCCCGCGATGAAAGGCCGGTCGGCAATATGATGGTCAAGCTGCTGCGCGAAGCCATCGAGGCGCGCAACGCAGCTATTGACACCGATGAAAAACCCGTCACCTCTCTTAAAGACCTATCAACCTCCCCGCTACCGCACGCGCGTCACGCGGGGGAAGACTTCCGAGGGTGTATGACGGGTGGCGCGCTAATCAACCCACGGCCTCGCACGCGCGACGGTAGGATATGAGCGACCTCATCCCCCAACCTCATGGCGGCGCGCTCCGTCCGATGTATCCGGCGCGCGGCGGAACATCGTTTAAGGCGGCGAAAAAGGCGGTCTTGGCGGAAATCAACAGCATGACGCCCGAGGCATCGGTCAGGCTGCGCCAGTTAGTGGCGAGCGACGATGACCGCGTTGCGATGGTAGCCGTCAAAGAGGTTTTAGACCGGACATTGGGGAAACCCACGGATATGCCACAAGGCGAGGATGACGGGCACGGGCTGGTCGATCTGAGCGCGTTGACACCGGGCGAGCGCGCGGAACTGAGCGGGGCGCTGGCGACGATCCAACGCCTGACAGGGCGCGGGCCGGGGGCTTTGACGATATGACGCGGGCTGCCCCCGCATGAGTGACCTGCTAGACTTGGAGGACCTGGACGACGTGGACGCGGGGCTAACGCGCGCCGACTTCGGCCGGTTCTGTGAGCGGGTTATGGCTGACCGGGGGTTCACGATACAGCCGCATCATCGCCTGATTATCCGGGAGCTTGAGGCGGTCGCGCGCGGCGACACCAAACGGCTGATGATGTTTCTGCCGCCCGGCAGCGGGAAAAGCAGTTACGGGTCAGAGTTATTTCCCGCGTGGTTTCTGGCGACGCATCCGCGCCAGTGCGTAGTCGGGGCATCGCATACCAGCGATCTTGCCGAGGCGTTTTCCAAGAAAGTTATGAACGTCGCGCGAGAGCATTGCGGCTCCATCGGATACACTCTGGCCTCTGAGAATATGAAAGCATGGGGCACATCGAACGGCGGCGAATACAAGGCAATCGGAATCGGGGGGTCTGTTACTGGCCGTCGCGCTGACTGCATCATCATTGATGACCCCGTGAAGTCCTACGAAGACGCGCAAAGCGAGACATACCGAGCCATCGCCTGGAATTGGTATACAGCGGATGTGCGGACGCGAGCCAAGCCGGGTATGCGGGTTATCGTGATAATGACCCGCTGGCACGAGGATGACTTGGCTGGCCGGTTGCTGGAGGCGCAGGCGCATGACTGGCGCGTGGTGCGGTTGCCTGCCATAGCCGAGGATAACGACGCGCTCGGACGCAAACCCGGGGAAATGCTCTGGGGCGATGATCCCAAATGGCCATGGGCAGCGGAGGCGCGCGCGATCAAGAGCGAGTTTGATCGATCCGGGGCTAGCCGCACATGGTCCGCGCTCTATCAACAAAACCCGGTGCCCGACACAGGGAGCTATTTCCTGCGCCAGTGGCTGGTGCCGGTGCCATCCCTGCCGCCGGTCTCTGCGCTCAAAGTGTATGGCGCCTCCGATTACGCTGTGACGGCAGCCGGTGGCGATTACACCGTGCATGTGGTCGTAGGGATGGATGCGGACGGCAGGCTATGGATTTTGGACCTATGGCGCGAGCAAACCACGGCCGACGAATGGGTGGAGGCGTTCTGTGCCCTTGTGAGGCGGTGGAAGCCGCTGGCATGGGCGGAAGAAGGCGGGCAGATCAAGGCGTCTGTCGGGCCATTCCTGACGCGCACGATGCGGGAACGCCGTGCTTATGTGCATCGGGTGGACTTTCCGACGCGCGGCGACAAGGCGATCCGGGCGCAGTCTATTCGTGGACGAATGGCCGTCGATGGGATACGCTATCTCGCGACTGCGGAATGGCGCGGTTCCTTTGAGAGCGAGATATTAAGTTTCCCCGTCGGAAAGCATGACGACCAATGTTTGATCGAAGGCACGCTGATCACGATGGCTGATGGGTCGCGCAAGCCGATTGAGGATGTCCGCATTGGTGACGTGGTGGCGACGCATGAAGGCCCGTGCGCTGTCGAAGCGTGCGGCGTGACCGATGAAGCGGCCGATGTAATGCAGGTTGCGTTCTCGGATGGCTCAGTGCTGACAGGAACGCCTAATCATCCGGTCCATGTTGTTGGAAGGGGCTTTGTTTCGTTGGGTTCGTTGGGTATAATGGACCAGATAACAACGGATCATGGTCAATGCGACGCGGCACGTCAAAGGCGGATGTGGTGGAATATCGGGGGCATCGGTATCGGAGATACCCTGAAAGCAAACACGTTCACCATGCCCGGTATTACACGGGTTCGGAACCAAGGCGTGGTTTCCTTCATCGGCATATATGGGAAGATGCGAACGGCGCTATCCCGCCGAAACATGATATCCACCACAAGGACGGGAACACTCTCAACAACGACCTATCAAACCTTGAATGTGTCCAAGAAGGGGATCACAGACGCATTCATCTCCGCCCCTTTGACGAAGCCATGGGCGAGCATCTCGCTTCAATCCGCCCCATGGCGGTGGCTTGGCATTCTAGCCCAGAGGGGTTGGCTTGGCATAAGCAACATGGTGCGGCGAGTTGGAACAACCGCGCAGCTATTTTCCACAAGGTCTGCGCTTCTTGCGGCGTCGGGTTCGATGCCTTTTTTGAACGGGCCATATTTTGCAGCGGCGGGTGCAAGCAGCGGGGCATCGGTGGCGGAGCATCCAAGCGCGGGCGATTTGTGGCGGAAGGTGAAGCGGTCCCTTGCCGGTGTTGCGCGCGCTTGTTCACCACAAAATGGCCTGAGATCGCTGCTTATTGCTCAAAAGCCTGCGGTATGCGTTATCGAGAAAAGGGCGCTTTCGGAGAAGGCGAGGGTCCTAAATCTCACCGTAAGCCGCGCGCACGCCTTTTATGCGAACGGGGTGTTGACGCATAATTGCGATGCTCTTGGCCTAGTTGGCCAGCTGCTTGACCGCATGGAAAAGCCGGTGGCGCCGAAGCCTATTGAGCCGATCCGGGGCACGATGCAGATGACGATGTCTGAGGCGTGGAAGCTGACGAACCCGAGGACGCTCGGCGGAAAAAGGGTGCGGATATGATGGGCGGGTTTCCGAGGCACCTGCCAATCACGCCGCCGCCGTCGCTGATGAGGAAGCCGCACGCGCTGAAATGTGGGGCATGACCCCGCTCACACCAACCGAATAGGGGAGCTGATAATCTCGCAGATTGCGCCGCTCGCTCTCGCGTGAACCTAACGCCTCACCTCCCTATCGCAGCCGCGTCCCTTGGTTTCTAGCGCGCGCGAATGGGAAAACCCCGTCAGCCGCCGGGTAACCGGTCATTTTGTGGGGTAAGGTGAGGAAAGCGGCACACAATACGGCAGTGACACTGTCCTATCTCATGTGTTATGGCTTTGGCCATGGTTGATATCACTGCGTCCACGGATATGATCGATGAGCGGGACGACCTCGGCGACGGGGACCCCGCGCTCTGGGCTTTCTGGATGGGGCAGGATCGGATCGCGGGCAAGAAAGAGGATCTTTGGGCCAAGCGCGGCGAGAAGATCATCAAGCGCTACCGCGATGAGCGCGGAAGCACGGATCGCGGTCTACACCGGCTTAATATCCTCTGGTCCAATGTCCAGACGCTGATACCCACGCTCTATGCCCGCACGCCGAAGGCCGATGTTCAACGTCGATTTCTGGATGAGGACGATACAGGCCGGTATGCGTCGCTGCTGCTGGAGCGGTGCATAGGATATGCGCTGGATCAGTGTTCATTTGACGACGTGATGAAGGGCGCGGTTGAGGACCGGTTGCTGCCAGGGCGCGGCACGGCGCGGGTCGTGTATATCCCTCATTTTGGAGAGCCACTTCCGGCGATTGCCCCGGAAGCTGGGGCCGAGGGCGATCCGTCGGGTGAGCCTGATCCCGAGCCGCCGGAAGCCGCCCCGCGCGAAGTCGTGTTCGAGGAAGCGGCGATTACCTATTTGTTCTGGGGTGATTATCGCGAGGGACCGGCCAGGACGTGGCGCGAGGTCCCGTGGGTGCGGTATCAGTCCTATATGACCAAGGATGAACTGATCAAGCGGTTCGGCCAGAAGGGCAAGCGGGTCAACCTGGACCACACCCCGCCGGGCGCGGAAATGAACGTCGAAACGGCAACGCCGCCCGATATCTTCAAAAAGGCGCGGGTGTTTGAGTTTTGGGACAAGAGCAAGAAAGAGGTTGTGTGGCTGGCCCCTGGCACGCCTGACCTGATCCTGGATCGGCAGGCGGACCCGCTTTGCCTGCCAGACTTCTTCCCGTCGCCCAATCCTCTGTTGGCGACAACGACAACCGAGAGCCGCATCCCGGTTCCTGATTATGCCCAGTATCAGGATCAGGCGGACGCAATCGACAACCTGACGGCGCGAATTGATGTGCTGACGCGGGCGTTGAAGCTGTCGGGCGTCTACCCGGGCGTTCAGAAAGACATCCTCAACCGGCTGATATCGGCGGACACTGAAAACCAACTGATCCCGGTCGAGGATTGGAATGGATGGCAGGACAAGGGCGGTCTGGCGTCTTTCATCCAGTGGATGCCCATTCGGGAGGTTGCCGAAACGCTGGTGCAACTCTATGCCGCGCGCGAGAAAACCAAGGACCTGCTTTACGAGGTAACGGGCATTGGCGACATCATGCGGGGCCAGACATCGCCCAATGAGACGCTCGGGGCGCAGCAGTTGAAGGCTAATTTTTCTACCCGCCGGATCAAGCCACAGCAGACGGAGGTTGCCCGGTTCGCGCGTGACCTGATCCGTCTTGTTGGTGGCGTGGTGGCGGAACACTTCGCGCCAGAGACGATCAGCGCGATCACGGGGTATCCGCAGCTTAAGCCGGTGCCGCAGTTGCCGCCGCCGCCTCCGATGTGGGTTCCCGCACCGATGCCACCGCCTCAGATGATGGCGCCGCCGCAACCGCAGATGCCGATGGGGGCGCCGCAATGAGCGGGACAATGCCACCGCCCGTGCTACCGGCAGGGCCACCACAGGGGCAGCCTATGGCGCCTCCGGGGATGATGCCTAACCCTGCGTTCGCGCAGTGGTTGCAGCAGTACCAGGCCGCGATGGCGATTGAGCAAGCGAACCAACAGGCGCAAGCCGCGTTCATGGCCGCGTGCGAGTTGATGCGGAAGGATGGCGTTCGCGGGTTCCGTCTGGATGTCGAGGCTGACAGCACGATTGAACCGGACGAACAGGCGGAGAAGGCGGCGCGTGTCGAGTTCCTGCAACAGATGATCCCGATGCTTCAAACCGTGGTGCCGATTGCGCAGGGTAATCCCCCGCTGGCCGAAATGGCATCGCAGATGGTGCTATTCGCCATGCGCGGGTTCCGCGTGTCGAGGACGTTGGAAGAAGCGTTTGAGGAAGGGTTCGAGGCAATCGCGAAGATGCCTCCGCAACAGCCGCCGGGGCAGAAAGGTGGCCACGGTCCTGACCCCGCCGTTGAACATGGCAAGATCGAAGCCAATGTTCATGGTGACGAGCTTAAGGCCAAGACGGACATGGCGGCGATTGCTCAGAAGGCGCAAGCTGCCAACTTGCAGGCGCAGATTGCGCAGCAGCGGGCGGTGGCTGAAAATGAGCGCTCTCAGGCTGAAATTGCGATGGCTGGCGCGAAGCTGCAATCGGAACATGAGATTGAGCAGGCGCGGATGAACATGATGAACGCTCGCGCCGCTGGGAGGCTCGTATGAACCACGAAGAGGAAATTGTCGGTTCAGGGTATGACGCGGCGCGGGATGTATTCACCTACACGGGGGCGCGGGACGGCAAGCGCTGGACCATTGAGATATCCAACAAGGAACTAGACCGATTTGGTCCGATTTTGGGTATGAGCGCGGCACAGAACAGCACGCGGCGCCGGGATTATCTGGCACAGCGGATGAACGACGCGATGCGGGGTCCTGCCGATGGGGAATGATGCGCGCGATATCCCGATCCGGGATCAGTTGGCGCAGTTCAACGAATGGCGGGCGGGCGTGTTGGGGCGCGAGCGACCGCGACCCGGAGAGCGGTGGCCGCTTGAACGGTCTGGCACAGGCGGCGATGTAGAAGGTGATGACGATGAATAGGTCTCTCGGCGAATGGGCTGATATCACGGCCGAATTGGCGAACCGGCGCTTGCCTGAATGGCGCGACCGGCTGAAACGCCCGGTTGAATATTCACGGGAGAAGCTTGGGGAGATTGCCCGCGCTGCCCACAAGAATGGCATTTTGAGTGACGAGGCCGCGCTTGACGTGATCCAGTCCGGCTTTTCCGCGCATGAGTTTGCATGGAACGTCGAGTGGGCCGCGCGCCAGAATATCAAAGCCACGAGGCACTGATGACACGTCGCACGTATGCGTATGATTCCGATCTTGACGCCATGGTGCAGATACGCGGCCCGGGGAGTAACCATCCCGATGATCCGACGTCTGGCGTGCAGATTATCCGGGACATCGAACCTTATCGCACGGCAGGCAGCGACGTGGCAGCCGGTGGCAAGCGGATCGTGGTTGGCTCCCGTTCGACGCATCGGGCATTCCTATCGCGCAATGGCTACATCGAATACGGGAATGAGCGGCCGATGGCCCCGGCGCATGCTGATACGAGCAAAGGCGAGCGGATCGAGGCCATCCGGCGCGCGCTTGGGGATTATGGATCGAACACGCACGACCGTTAATTGCCGATTGACACGACGCACCATGCCATGATAGCCGCTGAATAGGTCAATAATGCTGACCTATCTCGGAGGCTCCCATTGGCGTTGGACGATACCACCGAAACGCACGACGAGGTTGTAGAGGCACCCGACGATATCCGGTCTGCCATCGCGGCGGCGATGGATGCAGTCGAACCCGCTGGCGACACGGCTGATCCTCCCGCTGATACGCGCGTCCGTGGCCCTGATGGCAAATTCGCCAAGGCAGAAACCACAGAAGCCGCCCCGGATGAAACTGTCGAAGGTGTCGCCAATCCTCCGGGTGAAGCCGAAAAGCCCGTCACCGAACCCACCGCGAGCGGCGTAGAACCGCCGTCCAATTGGAAAGATGCGGACAAGGCCGCGTTCAAGGGTCTGCCGCCTGATGCGCAGACGTTCCTCCTATCCCGTCATCGCGACATGGAGGCGGACTACACGCGGAAGACGCAGGAAGTCGCCGCTCTCAAACGCGATTTTGAACCCGTGGCTGGTCTACTCGCGCCGCACTACGAAAACATGCGCGCCGCTGGCCATACCCCTGCCACGCTGGTCAAAGCATGGATGGACGTTGAACAGGGACTGCAAGAAGGTCGGGCCATTCCGATCATTGCGTCGATGGTGAACGGCTACAAGGTTGACCGTGCCGCGCTTGCCGCCGCGCTTGGCTTGAATGGCACTCCGGCCCCCGGCACTGTCGCGCCCCCTGACCCTCAGAACCCGGCCCCGGCCGCGCTCCCGCCCGAGGTTCTGGAAAAGCTCAATTCGTTCGATCAGTTCATCGCGACGCAGCATGAAACGCAGCGTCTTGCGCAAGTGCGGCAGCACCAGGAATTGACCGGGCGCGTCGTCAGCGTGATCGACAACTTCAAGTCAGCCCGGGACGCGAATGGCGCCCCGTTGCACCCCCATTTTGACGCCATCGAGGACCATATGGCTCGTCTGGCCCTTGCGTCAAAATCCCGTGGCGAGGCTATCCCGCCGCTGGATGAACTTTATGAGCAAGCCGTGTGGGCAAACCCCTCCACGCGCCAGATTGCTTTGGCAGCACAAACCGCAGCCCAAGAGGCCCAGCGGCAAGCCGAGGCGAACAAGGCAGCATCGGAGGCCAGGGCCAGAGCGGAGAAGGCGAGGCGCGCATCTAGTTCCGTCACCGGGTCCCCAGGACTTGGCCAGACGCCAACGGGTGGAACCGCGAAAGCGGGCGGCGGCTCACTGCGCGATGATCTGATGGCGGCGTTTGAAGACGCTGCTTCCCCATAACCCTGAGCGTGCGCTGGCATAGCGCCGTCGGAGTAAACCATGGCCCTACCAAACACCAATTGGCCGGAAATCACGACTACGACCTTGTTCAACCGGTCGCGTAAGCTCGCTGATTCCGTCACGAAGAACAACGCCCTCCTGCGTCGCCTGTCGCAGAAGAACAAGGTCAAGCCCGTCGATGGTGGGCAGGCCATCATTCAGGAAATCGAATACAGCGAGAATGGCACTTACAAGCGCTATTCCGGGTATGACGTGCTGAATATCAGCCCGTCTGACGTGTTCACCTCGGCTCAGTTCCCGTGGGCGCAGGCGGCGGTCGCCGTTTCCATCTCGGGTCTGGAAATGCTCCAGAACTCCGGCCGGGAGAAGATGATCGACTTGCTGGAAAGCCGTATCGGCAACGCCGAGCGGACATTTCAGAACAACCTGTCGAACGACGCCTATTCCAACGGCACGGCTGACGGTGGCAAGCAGATTGGCGGGTTGCAGTTGCTGGTTTCAGCCATTAACAACAGCGGCACCATCGGTGGCATTGACAGTTCGGTCTGGGGTTTCTGGCAGAACTCGGCTTTGTCGTTCGCGGCCAACTCCCTGACGCCCGGCACCGCGACCATCCAGACCATGATGAACCGGCTTTATCTGACCATCGCGCGTCAGGCGGATCGCCCGGACCTGTTCATCGCGGACAACGTGTATTTCCGGTATTACTGGGAAAGCCTCCAGGCCATCCAGCGCATCGGCAGCGATAACACCGCCATGGCCGGGTTCCAGTCGCTCAAATTCATGGACGCCGATGTCGTCTATGACGGCGGCTTCCAGGGCACGACCAGCAGCAACGTGAGCGTTCTCGGCACGGGTGGTTCTTACCTGTCCGGTTCCGGCGCCCCGGCGTCCACGATGTATGCGTTGAACACGGAATACATCTTCCTGCGCCCGCATGCGAACCGCAACATGGTTCCGCTCGACCCTGACCGGTTCAGCGTCAACCAGGACGCGATGGTCAAGCTGATCGGATGGGCGGGTAACCTCGCCATGTCCAATCGGTTCCTGCAAGGCGTGTTGTCGGCGTAATCCGGCGAAAGAAAGGAAAACCCGACAATGGCCTACACTCCTATCGAAAGCCGCCTGGGCGTTCAGCCGATTGCGTTCGGCAACGTGGGCAATACCCTGTTTCAGAGCGGTCAGTCGCCGTTCTTGAATAAGGAGCATCCTCTCGGCACTATCATCCGGGCTTATGATCCGGTGTATGGCGAAGGGGAATTCATCTATCTCCAGATGGTTGGCGGGCAGTCCCCGGGCCATCTCGTCACCTGGGGCGGCTATGGCGCCGTCGTTGGTGATGGTGCGACGCTGGAAGCGCAGTATCAGGCGGCTCTGACGACCAACACGGCAGGCCAGTCGCGCCCGGTGGGTGTGGCGATGGCGGGCTATCCGACCGCTGTGGGTGGGCTTCAGCCGACCGCTGCTTTCGGTTGGTATCAGATCGCTGGCAATGCCGTGGTGTTCACAAACAACACCGCGACCGGCGCTCCGACGCGCATGTATCAGTCCGCGACGGCCGGTCTCGTCACCAGCACGCAGGCAAACGGGTTGCAGATCGTCAACTCGCAGCTTGTCCAGGCTGTCGGCACGCCGGCCAACGTCAACGTCGCCTCGGCTGTCGTTGCGGTGGGTGGAACCGGCTATGTCACTGGCCAGATCGTCAATGTGAGCGGTGGCACCGGTATCATCGGTCAGGCGCAGCTTACGGTGACTGCCTCGGCTGGCGTCATCACCGGCTTGGCTGTGTATGAGGCGGGTTTCTACACCACGCTTCCGACCAGTCCGGTCACGCTCTCGGGCGGCACTGCGACGGCTGGTCTTAACGGCACTGCGACCCTCACGTCTCAGGCTCCGTTTGCCATCGCGGCCATTCAGCGTCCGTTCCTGCAAGGTCAGGTCGTCTAAGGAGGCATGCCATGACGTTCCCGAACAAAGAGAATCTCTGTCACGTCGGAACGCCGTGGGCGCTCGCGAACGAACTCGAAAACCAGATTTTCAGTCCGAACGCGACCTCCACCTTTGGCGGTTCCAATCCGATCACGGCGAACGGTGTTTTCTACGAAGAAGGAAACATCTATCGCGTGACGGGCAACCCGTTCTCGGCCAACGCGGCCGACACCACGGACGATATCTTGGGCGGCATTGTCATCCCGGCGGGGGCGTTCGATGTCTCCAGCCGTGGGTTGATTATCAGCGCTCAGGGTAAGTTCGGCGCGACGGCCAACAACAAGCGGTTCCGAATTTGGGTTAACCCCACGATGTCGGGCCAGACCGTAACCAATGGCGTTATCTCGGGTGGCACCGTGACGGGTGCCGGTTCCGGCGTGTTGCTGCTTGATAGCGGCGCGCAGACGGGCAACGCGGTTGGCTGGGGCGCTTACACCAACTACGCCAAGATCGGCGCGGCTGGATCGAACACGCAGTATTCGCAATCTCAGTTCATCACCGGGACAACTCACGGTGGCATCACGGTGCCGCTATTCCCGACGCAAACTGAAAGCGCGGTTATGAACTTCGTGATCACGGGCGCATCGCAAACGACCGGCGCGGCGGCTGACGTTATCCTTAACTTCTTCGTCGTCACCGGCACCAACTAATTAAAGGAGTATCTATGTCGGGCGCACTTGGACAAGGAAGCTACACCCGGACAGAGGGGGCACCTCGAACGGGCAGGGACGCGACTTTCCCTCGGTTTCACATGCATCCACGGCAGGACGATCTTGCCACGGCTGCCCAAGGGCGCCCGATTTTCGTCAATGAGGAACGGGTTCAGATCATCCAGCCCGGCAATCCCAACCAGCCTGTTATGCTGGTCAATGACGAACACCGCCAGCGTTGGCCGGATCAGTATGCCGCTTTCCGGCGTGGCGAAGATCACGTTGCGAACGGCACGCCGCTTGAACAGTGGCCGGTTCTGAGCCGGGCGCAGGTGCTGGAAATGAAGGCCATCGACCTGCATACGGTTGAACAGTGCGCAGGCCTGACGGACCTTGCCATTCAGCGGATTGGCATGGGCGGTTTGCGTATTCGTGAACTGGCTAAGGCGTATTTGGATGAAGCCGAACAGATGGCAGTGACGACGGAGGCGATTGCCCGCGCGGAACGTGCCGAAGCTCGGATTGGCGACATGGAACGCCAGACCAGCGAAATGCGAACCATGATGGATCAGATGCACGGCGAGCTTATGGCGTTACGCAACAGCCATCACCCGATTGCGACATATGTGCCGGGGATGCACGACCCGATGCAGTCGCAGAGTGGCGTGGCTCCGGTGGCGCCGATTGCGGCTTCGTCTCTGGATGGTTTGGCCGCACCGCGTCGCGGTCGCCCGCCCGGCTCGCGCACTTCCGCGTTGGCTGAGGCTGTGTCCGCTTAACTTTAAGGATCGTCGCGAATGGCAATGCGTCCTCTCTTTACCAGTCCGACGATCCAGCAGTCTCCGCAATCGGCGCAGGCCATGCCGTCGGGCAGTTCTCTGGCGGCGGCTCTGGCGGGGCGCCCCCCTCAGATGCCAACAACCCCGTCCCCTTACGGGGGGCTTGCCGCCGGACTTGATAGCATCCGCAACGGGATGATGGCCGATTACGTCAAGAAGCGGGACCTATCGCAACAATGGCCCCCGAAGGACGCTAACCCGCTTGGCGGTGCCGGTTCTGACCCGCAAGCGCTGCTCGCGGCGCCCGCGTCGTCTACCATCAACGCGCAATGGTCGCAAAGCACTCCCGGCCCGATGTCGGCTGTGTCGGATTGGGTGCAACGCCAGATGCCGCAGGCGCCTGGTACGTTCAGGGTTGATAACCCAAACGGGATGCCAGAGTTGCCAGGGCAGGGCGGCGGGGCGTCATTGCCTCCAATGCCCGGGCCGTCCGGTGCGGCGCCAGTCCAAGGCGCTATGGGCACGCAAACGACCGGCGGAAGCGGCCAAGCGCCCGTAACCACGTTCCTGGACCCGCAATCTCAGGGCGGGATGCAAGGGGCGCCCGGGCAGGGCGGCGGGGCCATGGATCAAATCATGCAATGGCTGCAAAATTCGCGGAAAGACGGCAATCCGCCGGGCGTTCCGGGGACTGCCGGGGGCACCTATGGGATGCCGTTGCAACCGCCCACTGGCCCCGGATATTAGCACGATCCAGCCGGAGTAAGTGCTATGTCGCTCCTGACCATATGCCAGTCCGCTTGCCAGACGGCGCCCATATCGGTGCCGTCTTTCATTATCGGGAACTCTGACCAGACGGCGGTATTGCTGCTTGGTTTGGCCTCGGATGCTTGCGAGAGCTTAGCGCGCCGCCCTCAAAATGGGTGGGTGTCTATGATCCGGGAGTATGACTTTTCCACGGCTGCCGTGCTGCCTCAGTCTGGCACCATCGCCAATGTTGGCGGGTTCGGTATCATCTCGGGTTTGACCGGCATTAGCGCCATCACGACGGGTATTTGGCAAGCCAGCGGCACGGGCGTTCCTCTCAATGCCATCGTGACGGCTGTCACATCTACCACGGTGACGATCAATCAGGCAGCGACGCAGACGGGCGCCGGGACGTTCCAATTCGGGCAATCCGATTATCCGTTGCCCGCTGATTTTACGTCTGTGGTGGATGGCACGCTTTGGGATCGGTCGCGCTATTGGGAAATGCGGGGGCCGTTGTCGCCTCAACAGTGGCAGCTTTACAAATCCAGCCCGGTTGGCCGCGCTTCGATCCAGCGCCGGTATCGGTTTCGCACAATCCGCAACGCGGCGGGCAATTCCCCAAGTTTGTATATCAGCATTGACCCGGTGCCGTATGACAACGGCGGTCAGCTTGTCATGGAGTATCAGTCAAACGCATGGTGCGAGAGCCTGACTGGCACGCCGCAATCGTCTTGGATGCTGGATACGGACGTTTGCTTGCTTGATGAATACATTATCAAGCTGGCGGTCAAATGGCGGTTGCTGCGCCGTATGGGATTGTCCTACAGCGAAGAACTGAGCGAATTTGAACAGTTGGCAGATCAGGCCATGGCAGCCGATGGCGGTATGCCGACACTCAATATCGCGCAAAGCCGGGTGAATCCGCTCATTACGTCTTGGAGCGTGCCAGATAGCGGGTATGGCCACTGATGAGCGGTTCACTTTTACAGGCTATTTTGCCCGATCAATCCAAAGAAGGCGCGCCTGTGCCGCTTTCTTCAATCATCCCTGTCATGTCAAATAATTTGAAACAATTTGGGCCGTCGCGGGACCAAATGCAAAAAATGTGGGCTGATCGTAATAGCCAATGGTCAATCCCGGGAAATTATAACACCGCTCTCCCGCCATCTCAGGAAATGCAATTTCGTGGGTGGTTAAAGCAGAACAATGTCCCGTTTGATGTTTCTGCGCCTGTGACGGACTATGATATGCGCGGGTTCTACCTTGGGCTGCAAAATAAAAACCCAATTGCAGTGAGTGCTATTGACCCGAACGATAGCAAAATGCACTACCCAGATTATTGGAAAACCCCGCTTCATGAGACGTTTTCGGATCAGTCTCAATGGGCGACTCCGGGGGCGCCAGCATGGAACAATCAAGATCAGCTCGTAGGCAAAAACGGAGCAATCCTATTTGATGATCGTGCCCCGCGTTACGGTGGCGGGTTCTGATGGCGAAGTTTCTGACCAAGGATCAGCGCATATCAGCGGGGCAAATGCCGATATCGGCCGCGCTTTCGGTCCCGGCTCCGACAAAGGGTTGGAACGCGCGGGATGAACTCGACGCGATGGACCCTCTCGACGCAGTGCAGCTTGATAATTGGCTCCCGGACGCTGGCGGTTTGTTCGTTCGCGGCGGTTCGTCGTCCTATGCCACAGGCATGGGGTCAAGCCCGGTGGAAACTCTGGCGGCTTACAACTCTGGCGGGACGGTCAAATTCATCGCCGCGTCTGGCGGCTCGATCTATGATGTGTCGAATAGCGGGGCGGTTGGCGCCGCGCTTGCCAGTGGTCTGACCAATAATCGCTGGCAAACGGTGTCTTTCCTTGGCCGCGTGTTTCTGGTCAACGGCGTGGATCACGGCAAGGTCTATAACGGGTCTACGATTGCCAACGACACATGGACCGGCGTAGCGACAAGCACGCTGGTAGGGGTTTGGCAGTTCCAACAGCGGCTATTTTTCTGGGCCAACAACTCGACCGGGTTTTGGTATGCGCCGCTCAATTCGATCACGGGGGCGCTGTCATTCTATGACCTTTCTCCGTTTTGCCCGCGTGGTGGCAACTTAACGGCGATGACTTCCATCTCATACGATGGCGGCAACGGCGTGCTGAATTATGCCGTGTTCATCATGTCATCCGGCGATATGCTGATGTTCCAAGGGAATGACCCGTCGCTGGCGTCTAATTGGTCCTTGGTTGGGGAATACCGGATGTCACCCCCGGTTTCTCCGCGTGCCGTCGTTGATTATGGCGGGGATAGCTTCATCACGACATATGACGACCATTTCACCATTCAGCAGATGTTCACGTCGTTGCGGGCTGGCCAGTTGCCGCCTCGGTCCAAAGTATCTAAGGCTGTGCAAGCGGCGGTGACGGCCAACAAGTCGGCGTTCGGCTGGCAGGCGATCTATTATCCGCGCGGCCGGGTGCTGATATTCAATATCCCGAATATCGACGGGACCTTTTCGCAGCATGTCTGCAACACCGGGCTGCCAGCCCAGCCGTGGTGCCGGTATATCGGGCTGAATGCCTCGTGCTGGGCACTCTACAACGATCTCCTGTATTTCGGTGGACCCAACGGCACGGTTTACCTTGCGGATACTGGCAATATGGACAGCGGCAGCCCGATTGTCGCGACGGCTCAGCAATCTTGGAACAAGTTTGGCACCGCGCTACGGAAGCGTGTCACTGGCGCGCGGCCGGTTGTTCAATCGTTGGGCGGTATTTCTTATTCGTTCGCGTTTGGGTTTGATTATTCGGCGCTCGATATCCTGACGCCTGGGCTGACGCCTTCCACTGGCACGCCATGGGATACGTCGCCGTGGGATACGTCGAAATGGTCCAGCGATGCGACGGTTGATACGACGTGGCACACGGGCGGCGGCACGGGGGCGGCAGTCAGCTTCGGGATCAAGGTGAACGCTACTCAGTTGATCGCGTGGTATCGCACGGATGTCAGGACGGAAGGCGGTAATGCCCTATGATAATTTACAACCACGATGCGGCAATTGCTCATTGGGTAGGGCAGCGGCTTGGGGTTTCTGACTTCGGCCCATGCAAGGCGATAGGTGTTTTCCGCAAGGGCGAGATTGTGGCGGGGTGCGTGTTCAGTCAGTTCCGCCCGCCGAATATCGAGATCAGCTTTGCGACAACGACGCCAAAATGGGCAACGAAACAGGTCATCCGGGATATTTTGCGGTATCCATTCTTGCAGTTAGGTTGTAAGAGGGTAAGCTGTATTACCGAGGCTACGAACCAGCACGCCCGTGCATTCCTCTGCCGCCTTGGCTTCCATGAAGAAGGCGTCCACCCGGATGCGCTAGAGACCGGGGACGCTATCACGTTTGGGTTGCTCCGCAGGGACGCCGCCCGATGGTTGGCAGAGGGTTCGTAGTGGGTAAATCAGCGCCATCACAGCCAGCGGTCCCGTCGGCATCGCAAACAGCCGCTGCTCAAGGGCAGGCTAACACGAGTTCCGCCGCCTCTCAGGCGGTGATGAACTTTGTCAACCAGAACACGCCCTACGGTGCGACGAAGTATGACCAAACGGGGTCCTATACGAACCCGCAAGGCGATACGGTCCCGACGTTCACGCAGACGACTTCACTCTCCCCGATGGGGCAGGCGATCTTGGGTGGCGAGCAAAATGTCTCGGCAACTCTGATCCCGACGGCTGAAAACCTTGCCAAACAGACTTCGGCTGCGACGACGAAGCCGCTTGACTTCAATACCCCATTTTCGTCCTATTTGAGCCAGGGACCGCAGCAACTAGACCAAAAAACGACGGACGCACTCTATCAGCAGCAGAAGTCTTTCCTTGACCCTCAGTGGCAGGATCAGGATCAAAAGCTACAGGACCAGCTTTCGCGGCAAGGTATCGCCGTTGGCAGCGACGCCTACAACAATGCTGAAAGGCAATTGGCAAGTTCCCGGACGCAGGCATATCAGTCCGCGATGAACAGCGCGACCGGCGCGGGTTCGGCGGCGGCTTCCAATCTGTTTGGGCTGGCGCAGGCGGGTCAGAACCAGAATATCCAACAGCAGCAGCTTGCCGCGACGCAGCCGCTATCGTTGCTGTCTGCCCTGTATGGTGCGACCCCAGCCACTCCGACGCAGCCGATTGCGACGCCCGGCCAGACGGCGATTGCTCCGACTGATGTCGTGGGGGCGCAGGCAGCCGCGAACAACGCAGCCATGGCGCAGTATCAGGCGCAAGTGTCGGCCCAAAACGCCAATACTGGCGCCCTCAGCGGTATTGCTGGCGCTGGCATTGGCGCGGCAGGGATGTATTTTTTCTGATGATCGACATCGCCCCCCTCGCCCGTCATGACAAAGCCGCGCTTTGCTTTTCCGGCGGGAAGGATAGCGTTGCTGTCCTATATTTGCTTCGTGACCATCTGCACCGCATCACGGTTTATCACAACGACACAGGCGACCTTCTCCCCGAGATCATGGAGCAAGTGGAGCATGCGAAAACGCTGGCGCCGAATTTCGTCCATATCCACGGTGATGCGAGGGGGTGGACCGCGGCGAATGGCATGCCGACGGACCTTCTCCCGTTTTCGGCGCATGTCGTGGGGCAGGCAGCCGCGCAAGGCCCGCGCATGGTGCAGCGATATGAGTGCTGCTTTACGAACCTGATGGCGCCGATTTGGGATCGGATTGTCGCGGATGGCAATACTTTGGTGATCCGTGGTAGCAAGACCGTGGACGTGCCGCGCCTGCCGGTTCAGTCGGGTGCCGTGGTGGACGGTATTGAATTCTGGCACCCCATTCAGGGTTGGGCGCATACCCGCGTCATGGGGTATCTGCGCGACGTGGGGGCGCCTCACAACCGTCTGTATGACCACATGACCAGCGCGCCGGAATGCGCCCGTTGCCCGGCATGGTGGGGTGAAAAACGGGGGGCATATCTCAAGCGATACCATCCTGAATTGCACCGCGATTACATGGCCGGATTGCAGGTTGTCGCGGCGGAAGTGACTGCCTCTTTGGTCAATCTCCGGCATGAATTGGAGGCGGTCTGATGGCCAGTTCTGACCTGACGTTACAAGCTTTGATGGCTGGCGGAGTGCCGCAAAACCAGGACCCGGCGCTCTTGGGGATTATGCCCAAAATGAAGCTGGCGCAGGCTATGCTTGAAGAAGGCACGTCGATGGCGCCGGTTGCCAGTTCCAAGTATGGCGGGCTGGGCAAGATCGCTCAGGCGTTGCTGGGCAGCTACGCGATGAACAGCGCTCAGAACGACGTTGCTGACTATGCCAAGCAAAGACAGCAAAACGCCATCGCGGCGAATGCTTTTATGAGCGGGAGCGGGCAGTTCATGCCGCCCTCTTCTGGAGGTATTATTCAAGGCGGTACGCAATCTCCGCCCCCCGCCGCTTCGCCGCCCCCCGTGACCGCACAGCCCTCCGTCCCCAGTAGCGGTGGCGGGGAGGCGGAGAATGCCGGGTATGGCCCAAAACTGGCAGCGCAACTCGGGATTGGGCCAGACGACAAATTGGACATGACGGACCCGATGGTCCGTGCTCGGCTTGTCTCCGCTATCAGCAATAATGAGGGCAGAGGCCCGGGCGTTCGCAGCACGCGCAACAACAATCCCGGGAATTTAGAAGCCTCGGCTTGGACCCAAAAACAGCCCGGCTACATTGGAACCGATGGTCGGTTTGCGCAGTTCGAAACCCCGGAACACGGGGAAGCAGCGGCTCATGCTCTGTTGCAGAACTACGGTGCGCAAGGTTTGAACACGCCCAACACCATCGCGGCGAAATGGGCACCAGTTCCGGTCCCGGCGGCTGGTGGCGTTGCGTCAGTTGCGGCCCCTACCGCTCCTGGACAAGGGGCCGCGCCAACCGGACTTAACAGCCCGATGGTGCCGGGTGCCGTAGCCTCGGCTGGCCAACCCGCCGCCAATGTCCCCGCGTCCGTGCAGACCGGCCTTAACAGCCCGATGGTGCAGAATGCCATTGGCATGATCCACCGCGCGCAACAGATGATGATAGCGAACCCGTATGACCCACAAATTCAGCAAATGGGGCACGCGAAGATTGCGGAAGCCCAGATGCTGATGGGGCTGGATACGTTCGCGCCCGGCCCGAATGGGACGCAGGTCAATACCCGGACTGGCCAAATGGTTAGCGCCGCCGCACCGAACCCGAATTATGTTCAAACGCCGTTTGGCGCCGTTGATACGACAGGAACGCACCCGCCAACCTATCAGCCGACTCCCCGCGTTTATCAAACCCCGTCCGGAGACGTGGGGGCGGTTGGGTCGGGTGGCTTTATTTTCCCAGTAGCGGGGGCTAATAACAACGGCGTTGCTGATCGTGCCGCCGCGAATGAACAAGGCTCGGCAACCGGCAAGGCCGCTGTAGCCACATCCGACAAGATGTTTGATATTGGACGCGAGGCGGCAACCAATATTGGCAACATTGACTACGGTCTGAACCAGCTTCATGAAGCCGCGAAAGGCGGCATCAACTCAGGCTTCTTTGCGCCATGGCTCGCCACCGCCGCTGCCGCTGGAAAGTCTCTCGGGATCAATTTACAAGCGCTTAACATTGATCCAACTGCTGTCGGGAACGTGCAATCTGCTCGAAAAACTCTCGGCGTAGTAGGTGCGAATATCCTGCAAACCGCGCTTGGAGCTGGCGTTATCACGGATGCGAAAATTGAGCATTTCATCCATACACAACCGGGGATTGAAACGGACCCGCAAGCATTGGAACGTATTATGGGTTGGGCGCGATCGCAGTATCTCTATAACCACAACATGGCGATGGACGCAGCGAAAAGTACCGATCCGAACACCGGCATGCTCTCTCCTGGGTGGCGCGCAGCCTATACCGCGAAGAACGGCTTCGCCCCGATTTACGACCCCCTTTCCCGCGAAATGGAACAGCCGGCTGGTCGTGTCCCCGCGCCTTCCGCGCCCTCTCCAAGCGCAACGCCAAAGGAGAATGCTCAGCCGAAACCGCAAAATTTCCCAGAAGGACTCATTATCACGCATCCGAATAAACCTACGCTTGTGCGCCGGAATGGTGACTGGGTGCCAAAATGAGCGATAGTTTACCCGAAGGTTACACGCTTCAAACGCGCGCTCCGGGGTCAATCCTGTTGGCGCAGGATGACGGCTTGCCTGAAGGATATACCATCCCGCCTCCGCATCCGGTCGCGACTGCTTCGGGAGATATCCTGAAAGATGCCGGACGCGTGGTCGGGACAGGCGCAGCGCGGGCTATGGCGGCTCTGGTGTCAACGCCCCGGGCGCTCGCTCAAGGTGTCGATTGGGTCGGAGAAAAGGCCGGGTTTCATCCGGGTGCAGATGCCGCATTAGCGGCCATCAAGGACCCGACGGATGCGACTAAGCCAGCGTTCCCTGATTTTCTGACAGCCCAAAATATGGCTTTCAACACGACGGGGGGCACAGAATACCAACCGACAACGTGGGCCGGTCGTCGGATGATGGATGCCACAACAGGCGCAATGTTGGGTGCGACGGGAAACTGGCGCGCAATCCCAGCTGCAACCGGAGGCGCCGTAACGGGTGGCACGGCAGCAGAAATGTTCCCGGATCGTCCATTGATCGCGGCACTTCTTGGGTCGGTCCCGGGGATGTATATCGGGAATGCAGTAGCGGGTATGCCACAGCGTCTCGCTGGTGCGATTACCGGGAGCAATATCAGCGAACCCTATGGCGCGTTCAAAAGGCTCGATCTTCCGACTAATCTTTCCGGCACATCCACCGGATCGCCTGGTTTGATCTACGCCGAAAAACTTGCATCACGTATGCCCGGTAGCGAAAGTTCTATGGCCAATGCGCGAGGCAATCTTGTCGAAAGCTGGCAAGATGCGCTCAATCGCGTCTCTGGTGGGATGGGCTCGGCATCTACACCGCAAGAACTCGGCACAACGCTACAAACGGCCGCGAAGGATTGGCTTGACAACCAAAAAGCCACAACGGCCCAACTGTGGGACCAATATCATTCGTCCGTTCCGCCTTCAACGCTTTACCCGACATCGGCGACTACTGATGCTCTAAGGGAACTTCTCGGGAAATACCAAGGGGCCGATAATCTCGCGGCGGCGCTTCAGCCGGGGACACTCAAGGTTCTTTCGAATGCATTGGAACGGGACGCTTCGCTCTATCCTACGACGATGGGAAATGGCGGTCTGATCCCGGCGGGGGCGATCCATTCTGCACGAACGGCCATCGGAGAAAGATTGGCCAATCCGCAACTCGTATCTGATACGTCGCAGGCTGCGATGAAACGGATTTATGGGGCGCTCACCGATGACATCAAAGCCGGCGTAGCACCCCAAGGGCCGGCGGCGGAAAATGCGTTCAATGTGGCGAATAATGCCACAAGGGACATGCATGCGACGTTGGAAAATTCTCTATCCCCGATTTTGCAAGCGCCTAATCCTGAAGGCGCAGCGCAATGGGCGTTATCACAGGCGCGTCTTGGTGGCAGCCGGATCGGTGGCATCATACAAGCCATCCCCGGCGCTGGCGGTGATCTCGGCGCGTATTCCCTTCGTAATCTCGCCGGCAATACAGAAAGTCCGTCGGCGCTTGCTAATGCTTTGCTCGGACGACGGCCTCAATTGTCACAAGAAGCGCAGGATGCTCTGTTCCCGCAGAATGTCCGCGGCCAGATTGCGGACCTTGCCGCGACCGGGAAGGCCATGCAGCCGGTAGAGCGTGATCTTGCCAGCTCGCCGACAGCAACACATGCCGCTCGCGGTCCGATGCGATTGATAACGGCTTTAGAAATGGCGAAAGAAGGGCATGATTTACTCGGGACGCCTGGGATGGTCGCGGGCGGCTTGACTGGTTTTTTTGCCCCGAACGTCGCTGGGCGTATCGCTCAGGCTACCGCACTCAACCCCATGGTATCGTCGATTTTTGGGCGCAATTTGTCGATTGCGCCAGAAATGCCATCACGGCTTGCGCGCATGCTTATCGGGGCGGGTGTGACGCCGCGATGAACAGAATGATGAACATCGGGATAAATATTGGCATACAGTTCAATCGCAAACAGAACTGCGACGGCTTCTCCGGCCATGCCGGTTCAAATGGCTTTTTGTCCATACCCCATTCTACCCCGCGCGATGAAGGAGTGCCAGCGTAATGTCTTGGAACGGTTCTGGCACCTTTGTCCGCCTGTATTCGTGGATTGCGGATAAGGCAGCTTCGATCAATATCACTGCATCCCGGATGGATGCGGATACCAACGATATCGTGGCCAACGGGCTGGGGAACTGCATCACGCGGGACGGACAGGGCCAGCCAACAGCCAACCTTCCGATGGCGGGCTTTCGGCACACGGGGGCTTCTCCAGCTGTCGGCTCTGGCGACTACATGACCCTTGGCCAGTTCACGGGCGGGACGTTCGCTATCAGTGCCACCACGTTGACGGCTTCTACTAGCCTGACGGTGACGGCTGGCGGGGCGGCGATCACGGGCAATTCATCGGTCAACGGCACATTCACGGTCTCGACTGGCGTTGCGTCGTTCACGGCAAATGCCACTGTCACCGGGACGCTTGGGGTATCGGGCGCTGCCACGTTCGGGTCTATCGCTGGCACGACACTGACCGGCACCACGACCAACAGCGGGACGATCAACGGGGGCAGCGTCACCAACCTTGCATCGCCGCTTGGGGTGGCCTCTGGCGGGTCTGGACGGGCGACGAATACCAACCACGCCGTTCTGATTGGGCAGGGAACGGGGGCGTTCAACGCGGCGGCGCCAAGCACGGCGGGGTGGGTGCTGACCGACAACGGTGCGTCGGCTGATCCATCATTTCAAGCTCCGGCCAGTGGTGTGACGACGTTCAATACCCGCACGGGCGCGGTGTCTCTCACGACGGCGGACGTTGGCACGGCGATGGCTGGGATCGCTGTCGGTGCGGTCGGGTCCATGATTTTGGCCGGGAGCCGGAGCCTTTCGACCATTGCCAAGGGTGCGACTGTAGCCGGGTCAAGCCTCTATGGCGCAATATTGTCCAACGGCGCAGCGCTTACTTTGACCGACGATGGCGTCGCGCTATCCGGCACTTGGCGGAACATGGGCGGACCTGTGGTTGCATTCGTGAACGGGTGCCCGATTACGGAAGGCTTTGGCCACTTTTTGAGGACTGTGTAATGGCGGAACTGACCTTCATCGGCTTTTCGGATGCGGTGTTCTCCGATCCGCAAGGCCGCACGATCACATGCAACCTGACTATGGCATCCGGGCAGGTAATCCCGTTCACCGCGTCGCTGGATGACACGGAACCATACGGCAAGACCATGCACGCGGAGTTGCTCGCGTCTGGCACCGTCGCGCCATATGGGGCGGTCAATCGGGAACCTTCGCCGGATGATGTGCCGATCCCCCCTCACATCGAAGAACTGGCATGAACACGCCGCCCCCCACTGTCTCGTTCACCGAAGGCGTTGTCCGTGGCATCGTCTACGATTTCGCCAACGTCGGGGATGGATTGCCACGCCATTCGCATGACGCCGCCAGCGTTCACATTACCATCGTGGCAACTGGCGAAGTCGAGATTAACGGCAAACGCTATGCCGCCGGGCGCTCTGTCGTGTTCCGTGTCGGGCAGTCGCACGAGATCATCGCCACGCAACCTCATACCCGCGTCTATAACATCCTGACAGGAATGGCCCCATGAAGCGCATCATCATCGCCGCCGGGTTGATCCTGTCGGCTCCCGTTTTTGCCCAGACGACCAGCCAAACCACAGCGCCAAACACAGGCGGCATGACGCACATCTCCGTAACGTGCGGCACTACGTCCACCGCGTTCGGTGTCGCTGGCAGCCAATATCTGACCGTCCAAGTCCCCACCACGGCAGCGGCTCCTGTGTTCTTCGGCTGGGGTGGCACCCAGGCAACGCCAACCACGGCAACGACAACGACCGCCAGCCAAGCCTACACGGCAGGGTCTCTGATCACATGGGGCGGTGGAACCGGCTCCTGCATTGTCGCATCTGGCACGCAAGCCATCACAGTGGGGACAAAGTGATGCGCGCTCTGATCCTTTTGTTCCTGCTGCTCGCCGGGACCGCACACGCGCAGCAGATTACACAGAACGGCTCGTGCCCTGCCGGTGCTTCCTGTACGGTGTCAGGAGCGTGGACGTTCAACGGCGGCTTTGGGGTCGGGGGTTGGACGCCTTCGTATGGCGCACTGCTGATTTCCGCAGGAGCGCCGGTCGCGGCCGGCACAGGCTACAATGTCGGGGATACGATCACGCTCGCAGGCGGAACCTGCACCACTGCGCCCATCGCCGTGGTGACTGCCCTTACCGGCGGGGCCGGGACGGGCGTTGCAAACTTTTGGGTGTCAAATCCTGGGGTTTGTTCGATCCCACCCATCGGCACGCTGGCGCAAGCAAGTAGCTCGGGGGCCGGGACAGGTGCCACACTGACCTTAAAATGGGGGCCTTATACTCCGTCCGCGACTTCCGCGCTTCTTGGTTTTGGCGGGGGTAACTACTATGCCGGTGGGACAGGGAACGAGGCGGCTGGTTACGCCAATCTGACCGGCGCCCAAGTTACCTACGTTGGTGTTCAGGCTGGTAAGAATGCCACGGGATCGTATAACACTTACTTGGGCGCGTCTGCCGGCCAAAACGCAGGAGCGGGGGCGGGCCAGGTCTTCGTCGGCCAGGGGGCTGGGTATAATATGACTGCCAGCAATACTACAATGCTGGGGGTAAATGCGGGCCATAACGGAACCGGCGCGTGTTCCAATTCAACCGGAGTCGGGCGTGCGGCTTTACTTCTGTGTGCGGGGACGTTCAATACGGGCATCGGCGATTCCGCGCTAACCGCACTCGTCGCCGGCAGCAACATGACAGCCTTGGGCGCCAATGCCGGCGGCATTGCTACGTCTGCGTCTCGCAGTATATTGATTGGGTCCTCCGTGGCCAGCACCACGTTCGGCACCGGCAGTTACGCCATTTTTATGGGGAACGATACTGCAACCGATTCTTACTCGGCCGGGTCTTCTTTCCTCGTGAATATTGGCGGCGGCAAGGCCGGAACCTCTGACGTGTTTGTCGGCTACGG